TGCCAATATAACAGCGATTGAACCGTCAGTACCGATAGACATTTCAGTCGTTAAGGCGGTAGCGTTCATATCAAGTCCATCAGCATCCGAAGCGAGATACGCCCATACACAGGCAGGCTCGGTCAAATCATCGCCATTCCAGTCCTTAAGCTGTATCGTGGTAGCAATCGTATCGGTATGTGTCGCACCTGCGGTAACCGTGGCATCACAGGCCATTCCATTAAAATTATTTAAGATGGTATATAATTCACCGCTTGCAAATCCTTCTCCCCATTGTTTAGTAATTGTAGCCATATTAATCACTCCTCAAATGTAATAGCGTCACTTACAACAAGTTTCCCTGTAGGAAGCACTACTACGAAATAATAAACATCTGCACCAGTATCAGTAATCGTCAGGTCAATATCACCGTCAGCTTCGGAAGTTACCAGATAGGCAATCTTGGCAAGTAATATCGCGAGGCTTCCGTCAGTGCCGATAGCAGTTTCGGTTGTTACTGCGGCTTCATTAAAATCAAGCCCTGCAGAATCGCTTGACAGGTAACAAATAACCGTACCGGGAACAGCAAGGTCATCGCCGTTCCAGTCCTTCAGTTGGATAGCAACAGTCCATTCGTCAGTGTCTTTTTCTGCAACAGTTACTGTGGCATCGGCCGCCATTCCATTAAAGTTATTCAAGACAGTATACATTTCACCAGAGGCAAATCCTTGCCCCATAGCTTTTTGAATTGTAGCCATTTAAATCAACTCCTTAATATTTAATTAAATAGGTAGGGGTTTTTACGCCCCTACCTCACGAAAGCATTACTACGCAACGGTTGTAGCACCACTTAGCAGCTGAATTCCCCAAGTTGCGTTCAGTACCTTTGTTACCAGATGGGCTTTCCATCCTGCGGTGGAGTACATTTCAAGGTTATCTCCGGTCTGTTTCTTGCTGTGGAAGATCAGATGGGAGTTTACCCCTTCGATGCCAACACCTGCGTAACATTCCTGTCCAAATACCGGAGTATGAAATACTGCCCCTGTAGCGACATAAGTTCCCATTGTTCCGGCCGTGCTTCTCCATGGTGTGGTATCCATAACAAATCTCACACCGCCCCATGAACCGACTTCTCCGTTATACAGCTTCTTTGAGCCTGCGTAATGGTCGGCATTGACCCATGCAGAATCATTGCGGATGTCATACTGGGTAAACGGACTCAACACGCCTACAAAATACCCGTCACCCATCGGCTGGGCATGGAAACTCAAGAGCATGGTGACTGCCTTTGAGATACCAGCACAGGTCAGCGGGTCAGCAGAAGTAATGCCTGTGGAAGTGGCAATCTTGAAGGTGTCGTTTTCGGCACAGGCTTCGTTTAAGACATAGGAAGGTGCAGTTGAAGAAATTACTACAATATTATTGGTTGCGGTAAAGTCAGAGACATATCCGCCCATTCCCTTGTTGTTTCCGCTGGTAACGACAACGACTCCGCCGTTCCAGTGGTCGGCGGCCTGTGTCAGGGCATCGGCAACGATATCGTCAGTAGAGTTTGAAGCACTGGTGGTAACGACAGTATCGTCTTCATAGGTGGAGTCTGCATCAATTCTCATTGGATAGAGATTCTCCGCCAGTGTATTCCAGTACATCATATCGACATACTTGCCCCTATGGATTCCCAAGGTTTCAGATTTTGATTTTAATTCGGGATCAATAGAGGTCAATCCCAGAAATTCAGAAACAGCCACGACTTTACCATGAATTTCCACGGCAGCCTTGACATTCTGAAATTCCAGGTCAGTTGCAGCAGGAGAACTTCCTTCAGTAAGAGCAGAGACAGAAACAGATAATGGAATTGGCTTCCACCATTGTACGTCATCTCCTGCATACTTGGGGATGTTCTTTGATTTGACTGCAAATTGGTCTAATATACAAAACGGCTTTTCAGCCTTCAGTGCGACTTTGTCATAATATGTATTGACAAGTTCTGTGGTATCGGTAGTAATATTACCGGTAAGTGCCATTCAGAATCAACTCCTTAAATTGGTTTGCCCCCAATGATTGATCCTAACTACTGTGCGGCAGTATCTTCTCCAGTCTTTGGATAGCTTCTTCCGGTGACAGTTTGTTATAATCAACAACATTTCCCACATTTCGATTATCAGTCGGTGCTTGCGGTTCGGTATAGGCTCGCATCTTGCGATTGTATTCTTCTTCTGCTTTCTTCTGGGCTTCGCTGATGAGTTCGGTTTCCTTCTGTTTAATGGCTTCGGGAAGTTTGACATCACGCACCCGGTGGTACGCCTGTTCAAATGCCCCTGAACCATACCTGTCCCATAGCTCGTTTCTGCCGTTGGCATCACGCTGCGATAATAGTTTGCTGATTTCCTTCTCCACTTTGGCATAGGGAATCAGGTCATCCTTTGTCTTGTCCTTCAATGTCTGAACAGCCATCATGTTGTTATATTTTGCCTGCGTCATGGTATAAGGCTTCATCACTTCCGATATAATCGGCAGCATCGCCTTCTTGGGATTGGTGGCAAACTCTTCAAGAAACTTGTTCGTTTCATCGGGAGACATATTATCAATAAAATTATTGACGATATGCTGGTTGGCTGCGGAAAGCTGGTAGGATTCGATTTCCTTTTTAATGCGGTCATCTTCTTCCTTTAGCTTACGCAGTTCACCAAGTTCGTTGCCCTGTTCACCCAGTTTCTTCTGCAGGTTGGAATACATCTTGGCTAATTCTTCCGGAGACTTCTTTAGCAAATCTTCGGAAATTGCCTCGGTCGGTTGTTCATGCTGTTCAGTATCTGTGGTTTTCTCGGTTACTTCCTTATAGACAGGTTCTTTCACCTCCGGTGCTTTCTTCAGTTTGCTTTCCAGTTCGGCAAGTTCTCTGTCTATCTCATCATCAGCGATATGGCTGTCACTCATATCCACATCAGTCCCTACTTCTTCTTGTCCTTTCGGGGAAGTTTCCGGATTGTTGATGTTCTTTTCTTCGTCAGCCATGATTAAACTCCTTTCTTATATCTCTCTTATATTTCTTTTATATTTCTTAATCAGATTTATCTCGTCCTTCGCTTTACGCTCTACGAGGTCAAGTTCACTGAATAAGTTTTCAATTATCTGTATAATCGCCTGTGAATATCTCAATTTGTCCATGTCCTTATGTTCACGCTTCACAATATCGATATTCTCGTCAAGGATAGATTTCAATATAATGTCAATATATTTCCAGCCGGGAGTGGCGAGGGTCTCCTGTATCTTCTGTAATTCGTCAGACTGGGTCATCTCATGCCCCTTGCCAGACTGCTTATACCCCCACTGGCAGACAATGCGGGGGATACATTACCTGCCTGCGGGGAAGCGGGTGTGGGAACGCCCGCATGGGGTGAGGGTCGGGGTTGTCTTTGGGATTGGTTTTGGGATTGGTTTTCTCTCTCTTTTTTAGCGGCTGCCCTAATTTCTTTTTCTTCCCTTTCAGCTTTTAGATAGGGCAATAGTTTCTCGATATCCTTGAAACTGAACTGCTCGGCAAGACGCTTGATAATTTCCCCCACGTCCGCCTTCGGTATCATTACAGGTTTGCCGTCCTGTCCCATAATGGGATTGCCCATCTCGTCAAGGGCAGGGGCAACGGCATTTAAGGATGTCTCAAGGAACTTTAATAAATACTGTATCTCGGTGTTCTTCTCCTGGAATACGCTCACTCCTTTGGGAATAAAATCAGGATTACCCTTCATTTTTAAATCTTCTTTTGTAATTTCCCGCTTTTCCATTTCCTTTATCCACAGGTCAGCCTTATCCCGTCCCAGTATGCGGTAGGCGGTATCCTTGTTGAAGAACTGCAGATTATGCTTATAGTAAATCTCCAGCATGGTCTTAAAGGCAGGCTCAAGCTGGTGCTTGGTCTCATGCTTGATGGGTTCGGCTGCATTTGCCTGCATGATCTGGGTTGCCCCAAGCGTTTCGGGCATCTCTGCAGCAGTGGCAGTCGGTGAGATAGTGGGAACGGCATTACTCAATTTCTGGATTCTTTCGTCTAATTTATTAATATGAATAATTAAAGGATTCAATGCAGCAGCAGCAGGGCTGGTGTCAAGGAAGGTAACGGCATGGGCTACATTATCCACCATTGAATTGGTATAGATAACTCCGCCGGGTCTGACAATAAAGGTATCACCGGGCAACTGGATGCGGTTGGGATTGACAATGACAGTCGGTAATGAAATCAGACTGACACAGTCGTCAAACTTGTTATAGGCCTGTGTCAGGGCAAGTGCCATCGCCTGTATATCTTCTCCTGTGCCGATACCGAACTTTTCGTTTGGCATACGGTCTTTGCAGGCTTCGACAAAGATATTGCCGCAGTCATAGGGATATTCCTCTGCACGGATAACCACCTGCTTATTACCGATAGTTACAAGGGCATCAACATAATCATCTTCATAGGGATCAACACTTTCCTCATCACTGATCTTTCCCTCTAATAAAGACTTCGGGATTTCGCCGTGATATTCCAGCAGATCAACTTTATCGGCAGGGAGATGTGAGGTTTCCATACCCTCGTATTCGGCCATAACCTCATCCGTGTGATCGCCCTGATTGGTATCACGAAGGGCTTTGAGATTAAAATAAATCCCTGCTTTTTCCAGCCTCCGCAGGTATGATATAAAGACATCATTCTTTTCGATAACCTTCCATGAATCAAGGGTCAGACTTGAGGGATCGGGAAACCAGTGGAAGATGTCGATTGTTTCCATGTCCGGTCCGTCAAAGGTCTTATGACCCTTCTTGTCTTTTTCAGTCTTCCATGGTATTTTGGCTACCGAATAGCCGTATAATTCATACTGCTTGACAAACTCTGTCCACATCCCGAACAGTCCGCCCCGTCCCTTTCCGGTGTTGTCAAGATCGTATAATAACTTTGATTTTAATAAGGGTAAGACAGTTTCGTCCCCTTCTTCTCCGGCCTCGATTTCAAAACTTTCGATACCTGCCGAAAAAAGTATATTCAGATACAGGGGAACTTTAATGCGGATAATTTCCTTTAATGATGGGATGATATAATTTGCCTGCCATTCTTCCTTTGTGGCAATAATCTGTCCCCGATAATCATCATAATAGCTTTTCCATGACTGCTGTCGGGTAATCATCTTCTCTTTGGAATATTCGTAACGCCGCAGGACAAAATCCACGAGTGCCTGTCCCTTTGTACGCTTGATTTTATCCTCAATTTTAGATTGATTCATATCTTCACCTTCTATAAAGCCGTATATTTATTGGTATGTTTTTGTAAAAAATCGTTATATTCATGTATTTTCTTGGGAATATTCTGGTCGCTGACCTCCGGATTCTTCTCTGCAATGGCAAAATACCGCCATGCGTCAGCACTGTGTGAGTGGATATCATGCTTGGGGGTGTTGGTATAGCAGTTCATCTGCTTGTTAAAAACTTTGGTATAATTTTCTAAATGGTCAATCAGTATTCTTGTTCGGGACTCATCAAAGTAACATCGTGAGAGAACATTCCTTCCGGCCTCGATCCCGTCCTCACGGGACAGTCGTGGAACAAGCTGAAAATGGATTCCATAGCGTCTGGCAACCTGAATGGTCGGCTCGCCTTCGGAGACCCAGTTCTTGGCTGCAAGGTCGTGTGGACCATAATGGTTGCCATAGGTATAACCCTTATCCTGCAGCATCTTGGCATAATGCTGGACCCCCTCGCCGGAGTTTTCATAAAAATCTATAATATGATAGCCATGGGGAAACACCTGATAGAATATAATGGAAGTGAAGTCTGTTACCCCGATATCCCATGCGGTATGCACCGGCTTGGCTGAATCCACAGGAAGACTGTCCAATATCCGTCCCTCATCACGAACAATCTGGACATAACGCCCGTAGTATGAGCCCTCAATGCCCATCTCGAAGGAACAGTAAAATTCCTGTGCGATCATCTCATCAGACATTCCCTCTTTGCGTTCCTGTTCGATATCCTCTTCGGTCAACACATTTGTCTTGCTGACCGGAAGAATCTCGGAAAACCAGGTATCGGGATTCCGCAGGGCAACATTATAATAAAGGTCGTAACCATGATTACGTCCACGGGGTGTATTGTGTGAGATAAATCCATTGGTAAAAAAAGAATGAGTGTCTGGTATTATAAAATCATAAACAAAACCCTCTGTTTGTTCTATTGATTTTATTATGTCATAGTAATAATTATCATCTAATATTTTTTGCAGGTAATTGTCTGGTTTTTTATTGAGAAGTCTTTTTAATGTATTATAAGTTATTTTATTATGTCTCTTTAAATCAGTTTCGTTTATACCATGAATATAGGTATTAAGATATTCTTCATTAATTTCTACATAATCATTCCAATATTCCCGTTGTCTATTACTTAATAACTGTTCATGTTTTTGTTTCCGTTTTAACCTGAAACCAATTTGTTTATAAAATAAATGTGCATTATAACCTTCAATGGATAAAACATAGCTTTTACATTCTTTTTTAACTTTTTTAGTCGGTTTGGTAATCTGTTCAGAACGCCTGCTTACTATCCCATAATTCAATAACAAAATCTGTAACTGTCTTATTAATTCTTTTGAAGAAGAAGTTGCACTGACAAAGCCCTTTGTTTTATGTGAAGTGCCATCACCATCAAAATAACCGGATAAAAAAGCAGATATAAAAGGTTTAGACCAAGTCAGAATTTTTTCTGGTATTACTTTATTTTTTGCACCCTTTCTAAAATTAAGATATTCAAGCAAACTTGAAAGGGTTGTACTACAAAAAATATGATGTCCGCCGTTATAATCCTTAAAACCATACTTTTGTATAAAATCTATAATATCTTTGTCGAAATTAGTGATAACAATTTTGTCGTGATGATAATTGCCCTCTGCCAATATTAAACCAAGTAGATACATAAAGTCTTTATCAATAACAAAGTTATTATTTTTATTATTTCCATTAGTGGGCTTTTTCCACCCTTTTAAATCAAAAATATTTCCAAAGATATTTTGATTTCTCTGTATAACAATACTTTGTCCTGTTTTATAATTTTCAGATTCAATCCATTGAAAACCATTCCATAGCTTGTGATTCGGGGTACAGGATATTTCATATCCTTTAGATGTGGTGATTTTGATTAGTTTTTGTTTACCGCCATTATAAAATTGTGTTGCCTTGTGCCACCCATTCAAACCATAAATATTTTCATCAATATTGGTAAATCCTATGTCAGTATCTCTTTTTATCTGCTTAAGGCCATTTTTATTTAAAATATAAGTATTTTCGTTTACACAATAGTTGAAGATTGCGATTCCCTTGTTCTCCCTTAAAATCGGTCGGACATAATCCCATGCCTTCGGATTCTGCAGTGCATATTCACTGAACACGCACCAGATAGGATTAGTTCCCATGATTGCATCAAAATTATCTGTGCCGATAATCTGAAACATTGATCCGTTCTTCATGCGGATCTTCATTTCATCATTCCAGGTCTGTGCCCTTAACTGTTCGGGAATAAAGTCGGTAAACTTGATTCCGTCACGGGTCATGCCATCCCAAATTATTTTCTTGCCTTGAGCAAAGGTAGGAAAGAAGTAATAATATGAGCCTACTCCGCCATAGCCAGTCTGGTTTTTCGTATCGCTCATAGCAACCGCAGTGGCATTAATGATCGTCAGGTCTTTCCCTGAACGCCGATGCCAGACCAATGCAAATCGCCGGAAGCCGTCCTGTAAGGCCTGAAAGAACGGCTCTTGATACCAGCGGGGGGTGTAATTATAGGGAAGGTTAATAGGTATTTTATTTTGAAGATCGGTCAATAAAAACTCTTTTCTTTGACTTATTTGAAGATTCGCAAAGCAGCCTGTGTCAGGTAGGCGTCCGGATGCACTATATTGGGAATGATTACAGGATTTTCGTATACAGATTTTGAATAGAACAATATATTCTGTCGATACCAATAAGGTATCTGGTCATCATCCCATATTATTGGCCGGATAAAATCGTATACATGATAGCCCCTCTTATTAAATTGTTCTACCCAGTAGGACTGCCACTGTTCGTTTACATGGTGATTGCCCCCCTGAAACGGTATGGCAGCCGAAAATAAAATATCATCCGATAAAAGGGTTAGCAGATTTGCAAACTTTTCGCCATCAGTAAGATGTTCGGCA